ATCATTTCAACAGTTTCAAGAAAAGTGTTGGCCAGGTTATGAGAAAAAAGGAATGAAGACAATGTTCGGAAAAAGATATCCAAACTGCGTTAAGAAGAAAAAATGAGAAACAAACCGTGGAATAATCAACTGGATAACAGAAACTATCTTTCTCCAGTTGGTTTTAAATTTGTAATCACAAAAGCACCAAAAGCAGATTTTTTTTCTAACTCAGCAAATATACCAGGTATCAATCTTGGATTTGCAGAGCAACCTACTTATCTAAAAAATATTCCTGTTGCTGGTGATAAGTTAGTGTATGATGATTTTAATCTTACTTTTTTTGTAGATGAAAATTTAGTTAATTATATGGAAGTTCATAATTGGTTGAAAGGATTGGGATTTCCTGAAAGCATTCAACAATTTATTGATTTAAAAAGAGGTGATGAGTACACACCAGAAGTTGGTGCAAAGAGTGCATTGAACGAATATTCTGATGCAACTCTTATCATCTATAATAGTAATTTTAATGAGATATCAAAGGTTCATTTTAAGGATGTATTTCCAGTTTCACTCTCAACTATTGAGTTTGATGCAACTGCAGGAGATATCAATTATGTTGTGGCCACAGCTACTTTTAAGTATTCTATATACAATATAGAAGTTATGATTTGATTTATGAATCTTGATGAAATTCAAGCATTATGGGATGAAGATTCAAAAATAGACCAAGATGAATTACACGTTGAGTCCACAAAGATTCCGTCCTTACATGCCAAATATTATAAAATTTATAATAACTTAAATCTTCTCAAAAAAATAGAGGAGAATAAGTTAAAACAGTTAAAAAGAGAGAAATGGAGATATTATACTGGCAAGGCAGATCCAGAGGTTTACATAGATAAACCTTTCGATCACAAGGTTATGAGACAGGATATAGATTTATATCTAAGTTCTGATGATGACTTAATTAAAATTCAAACTAAAATGGATTACTATCAGGTGATGTTAAATTATCTAGATAGTATTCTTAAGAATATAAACAACAGAACTTTTCAAATAAAGAATGCTATTGAGTGGCAGAAGTTTATTCGAGGATACAGTGACTGACATTATCATCAAGAAAAAGAATGAAGTATATGTGACTGTAAAAGCAGAACCACATATTAATCAGGAGTTATCAGATCTTTTTACATTTGATGTGCCTGGTGCAAAGTTTATGCCACAATATCGTAGTAAGTATTGGGATGGTAAGATACGTTTGTATTCACCAGCCACAGGTGAGATATACGGTGGTCTTGTTGATAAGATAGTTTCTTGGGCAAAGAAGTCAGAGTATAGTTTAGAGTTTGAAAATAATCAGTTTTATGGTGCACCTTTTGAAGAGAATGAAATAATATCCCGTGAAGGAGTCAAAGAATATATGACTCGTATATCAAAATATAAACCAAGAAAATATCAGATAGATGCAGTTTATGATGCTCTTCGTTACAATCGTAAACTTTTAATTTCACCTACAGCATCAGGTAAATCTTTAATGATCTATGCTGTGGTCAGATACTATGCAGAAAAAAATAAAAAGATACTTTTAGTTGTTCCAACCACATCTTTAGTTGAGCAGATGTATAAAGATTTCAAAGATTATGGGTGGGATGTGCATAATTATTGCCATCGAATCTATGCAGGTAGAGAGAAGACAAATGAAAATCCTGTTACAATTACAACTTGGCAATCAATATACAAACTCAAAAGACCATTCTTCAAAGATTTTGAGGTAGTAATTGGTGATGAGGCACATCTTTTTAAATCTAAGTCACTTATAAGCATTATGACAAAGATGGATGCTGCCAAGTATAGATTTGGGTTTACTGGAACTTTAGATGGCACACAGACGCATAAGTGGGTCTTAGAAGGTTTATTTGGGCCTTCTTACAAAGTTACACAGACAAAAGAGTTGATTGATAAGGGTCACTTATCTAAACTACAGATACACATATTAATTCTTAAACATAAACCAAGAAAGTTTGAATTATATGAAGAAGAACTACAACACATAATCACACATCAGAAAAGAAATAATTTTATTAAAAATCTAGTCATAGACTTAAAAGGTAATACTCTTGTCTTGTTCAGTCGAGTTGAAGCACACGGTCAACCACTTTACGAACTCATAAATAATTCCATAAAAAATGACCGCAAGTTATTTTATGTACACGGTGGAGTGGATGCTGAAGAAAGAGAACAAGTCAGAGAAATCACGGAAACCGAAAGAAACGCAATCATAGTCGCATCTTATGGAACTTTCTCCACAGGAATTAACATTAAAAATCTTCATAACGTCATTTTTGCTTCTCCCTCTAAGTCAAGAATACGAAATCTTCAATCGATTGGACGGGTACTAAGAAAAGGAGATAGTAAAACACAGGCTGTTCTTTATGATATTGCGGATGATATCACGCATTTATCAAGAAGAAATTATACATTGAATCATTTGATTGAAAGAATTAAAATTTACAACGAGGAAAAATTTAATTACGAAATAGTACAAATTGATCTAGGAGAGAAATGAAAAATAAAAAGAAAGAAGAACCACAAGATTTTTTAGCAGTCATCAAATTAGTTTCTGGTGAGGAAATAATTTCAACCGTAACTTCTTGTGAAGAAGAAGATCGAACTCTTCTACTCTTAGATACTCCTGTAATGTTTGAAAGTATGATGATAAGAAACAATGGAATGGGAGCAATTAAAGTTGTTCCTTGGATTCATGCTGCCAGCGACACAATTTTAATACTTGATATGGATAAAGTAATTACAATGTCTGAAGTATTTGATAAAGAAATAATTCGTATATATAACCGTTATCTTAATGACAAAGATCGGGAATCCAATGAATCTATTGTAACTAAAGATATGGGATATCTATCTACTGTAACTGATGCTCGAATCTTTTTAGAAAAACTATATAAGAAAGATAGCTAATATGTCTCTTAACCCTTAACAGAGTTATTGTACATGTATTTTGTTACTTTGTCAAGTCCTCTTGGCATTATTTTATATTTTGTGTTATAATTAACATAACTAGCGGAGATCGTATGCAATGCCTAGAACCAGAAAAAGGTCGGAACATTACGTAAATAACAAAGAATTTTTAAATGCAATTGTCATTTATCGTAACCAATGTAAGAGAGCAGAAGAGGCTGGTGAACCAAGACCTCGTATTACAAACTACCTTGGAGAATGTTTTCTCAAGATAGCAACACATCTATCATACAAACCAAACTTTGTAAACTATATGTTTCGTGAGGATATGATATGTGATGGTATTGAGAACTGTGTTCAGTATATCAAAAACTTTGATCCTGAGAAATCTTCAAATCCTTTTGCATACTTTACTCAAATTATACACTATGCTTTCCTTCGTCGCATACAAAAAGAAAAACGACAAATGGATATCCGTGCAAAGATAATTGAAAGATCAGGATATGAAGAAGTTATGACTGCTGATGGAAACTTTAATGCATCTGATTATAATACAATTAAAGAAAATATACAAGCAAAACAATATTCATGAAGATTGCCATTATTACGGATACACATATTGGTGCCCGAAAGAGTAGCAAAGTATTCCATGACTTTTTTGAAAAATTTTATGATAATATCTTTTTTCCTACGCTAGAGGAAAGAGGTATTACAACGTGCATTCATATGGGAGATGCATTTGATAATCGTAAAAATATTGATTTCTGGGCATTGAACTGGGCAAAGAGAAAGGTATATGATAGATTCAAAAAGATGGGAATCAAGATATATCAGTTAGTTGGTAATCATGATGTGTATTATAAGAACACGAATGAGATTAATGCAGTTGAATCATTACTAGATGATTATGATAATATTGTTTCAATCTCATCAGCTGGATCATATAAGATAGGTAAAAATAATTTCTTTATGATACCTTGGATATGTGCAGATAATTATGATGATACTAAAAGTAAGATAAGTCGTACTAAATGTAAAGTGGCATTTGGTCATCTAGAGGTAAATGGTTTCCAAGCACATCGAGGATTTGTGATGGAACACGGAATGGAAAAATCATTCTTTGATAAGTTTGATACAGTTTTTTCTGGACATTATCATACTCGTTCAAATGATGGTAAATTTTTCTATCTAGGTAGTCCATATGAAATGTATTGGAATGATGTGAATGATCGAAGAGGATTTCATATCTTCGA